TATTTCGAGAAGTCTGAAGAGATTTCCAGAAAGTTTGCCTGCACTCAGTTCTACAATCTTCTGTTTATGGAACTGGCTACAGATGACAGCAAAGCCGCTGAATTCGTAAACCATGTAATTCCGAAAGTTGTAGATATCAAGAAGCATTCGGAAAATCCGGAGATTGCTCCTGTGGTTGCCACCATGAACTAAAGAGGTGAGATCGAATGCTTGAACTTACGATACCAAGAACTGATCTGTGGGATGAGCGGAATCAGCGATTTATCCCTGTAAAGGAACAGAAGTTGCGTTTGGAGCATTCGCTCGTTTCACTTTCAAAATGGGAAAGTAGATGGTGCAAAGTCTTCTTAACTAAAGAGCAGAAGACTATTGAAGAAACCATTGATTATATACGCTGTATGACACTCACACAGAATGTTGACCCGCTGGTCTATCAATGCATTACCAATTCTCACATTGATGCGGTAAATGCCTATATTGAAGCGCCTATGACGGCTTCGACTGTTAAGGAAGAAAAGGGTGGTCCAATAAACAGGCAGCAGATAACCAGTGAACTTATCTATTACTGGATGATCGCATATCATATTCCATTTGAGTGTCAGAAATGGCATTTGAATCGTTTGTTAATGCTTATTCGGATTTGCAATGCTGAAAATAAGCCACCGAAGAAGAGAAGCAAACGAGATTTATACAGACATCATGCGGAAGTAAACGCCGCAAACAAAAAGAAATTTAATTCGAAAGGATAGTGATTAAAATGGCGAAATCAAGACAGGCCGTTGTTAATCTTGTCAAATCTTGGGATGGAAAGAAAGAATCGAACGGCTCACATAAAAGCATTATCGATTTATATAACGACTTCTTTGAGAAAATCTGCGCTGGCAAATTTCCTCGTGGCATTCGTATGCGCTATGACTGGGCTTGGTGCGCTTGTACCTGGTCTGCATTAGCGGCAGCTCTCCGATATGAGAGCATTATGCCTATGGAAATTTCCTGCTATTACCTCATTGAAGCAGCAAAGAAAATGGGATGTTGGCAGGAGAACGATGCTTATGTTCCGAGTCCTGGAGATGCGATTTTGTATGACTGGCAGGATAACGGAATCGGTGACAACACTGGCAATCCGGATCATGTCGGTACCGTAATCGAGGTACATAAGGAATCCGGTTACATGGTTATCGAAGAGGGCAACCACAGTAATGCTGTCAAGAAGAGAACGCTGTCTATTAACGGAAAATTTATCCGCGGCTTCATCACACCAAAGTACGACGACAATACTGTTGCCGCTCCTGGATTAAGCAAGGATAAAGATATCAA